AATACAAGAAATTGCGGGTAGGTTAAATCCTATTCCACAAGTGTTAATATTTACAATCCCTCTCAATCTTAATTCAGCTACTTTTCTAAATATTTCTCTTCTTTCCTGTTCTGGTGTTTCGGCTGTGATAACAGCCGTAGGGATACCCCTTTCGTTAAATTCTGTACAGAGGCTTTTGGCGTGTTCCACACCCGCCGCAAAACAAACAAATTGTCTCCCCTGACCGAGCCTACGATACTCGGAAACCGTCGATTTTACCGCTTCTAAACAACGAATTTCTAACTGACTAGCATCAAAGTCACCGCCATTAATTTTTACCCCTTTAGTATTTATTTTATTTTTAGTTCCGAAATAGACACAGCCAACAAGCGCACCCCGTTCGATCATTCCTTTTGGAGTAGGCCCAGTCACTTGAACCTCGAAAATATCCCCTAACTCTTCACGTTTCGATAACCGCCACGGGGTTGCGGTTAGACCAATTACGAGACGATTATCTACTGGTAGGGGTTTCCCCGAAAAAAGATGCTGTTGCTTACGAATCACTTCCCATGCCGAGTTTATTTCTTGTAAGATTTCTTTTGATTCAGCGTGAATTAAGTTAAGATGTTTGTATTTTTCCTTAGCTTCATCAAAAGTTATTTTGTAAGTTTCTATATCTTCTCTTTCTACGGCAATACCTAATACTGCTAATTCATCACGAATGTCTTTGATTGAGGTTGTCTGTTTACCATTCTTAAGATTAGTAAAATTATCCTTAAACCATTGACAATAAGCTGATAAATGAACCTCGTCGGCTAGTATTACTTCGGGGTTAAACCAAGTAATACTGCGTCCTCTAGACAAGGTTTGAGTTGTTGCAATCTGAACTAATTGACTTCTATCTTCTTTGTAGCTACCAGCAATTACTCCGGCAGTTAATCCAAATTTCCCTAGAGTTTCTAGGGTTTGCTGAATGAGTACGGTAAACGGTACTACAATTAAAGTCCGTCGCTGTCTTTTTACGGCGGCATCATAAATTATTTGACAGAAAAATACTGTCTTTCCCCATCCGCAAGGGGCAACTACTAAGGCTCTTTTATGGATTTTTAGAGCATCATACAGTTCTCTTTTAAGAGTTTTTTGGTCGTCTCTTAATTGAATTTGTGGCTTAGGCGGTACAAAAAGTGTTTGTGTTTGTAGTGTTAGTGTCATGATATTAGGTGATTTTGTTAGCTTTAGATATCTCTAGTCCAATTCCATCAAAGCACTGCAAATATTTGCCATTATTTTTGGATTTTCTGCAAGTAATTCCCCGCAAAAGTCATCGCACCAAAACCGCCATAGATTACTTCCAGCTATCACATTTCTTTGATTGCATATAAAAATAAGGTAATCAAATAACTCCGTATTAGCAGACAAATCAAACACTTCTCTTGCTATTTTAATTGGTTTAATTTTTGTGTTTTTTGTCATACCAATACATAAATTGTCTTTCCAGAATTTTTCTTCTTCTGTAGGATCAAAACAATATTTTATTCCTAAAATCATTGTTTTACCGCATTGTCGAGTTCGTTCTTGTAGTCTTAGTAACAGATTTTTTTCGTCGTCAGCTTTTCCAATCTTAAGATGGCAAAGACTAGGAGTCCAAAGTAGATAAAATATTTTGGTTCTTCCGAACTTACCATGTAAAATCAACTAGCAAAATGCCAATTTAATAAACATCTAAGACTAAAGTTTTTAAAGTTTCTAAATCCATAGCCTCTCCTTTTAATCACCTTCAGTTTATTATTAATTCCTTCAACTGTTCCCTGGGTTGTTCGGTTATCAAAATAGGCAGTTATTTCGTCAATCCACCGCCGAATTGTCTGGCAGCTTTTAGGAAAGTAAGCCATCGCCTTTTTGAGCCAATCACTCAAGGCAAATAATCCCTCATTCCCCTCCGTATTTTTCTCAAATACTTCTCTAAATTCCTCTTTTAATTTGTGCATTTCCCCAAGTTTTGGAGACACTTTATATACTTCTTCCAATTTTTTCCTTTCTTTCTCTACTAAGTCTCCTTCATTCTTTAATAAGGCATATTTGCTCTTGGCTATTCCTGCTAAGATATTTTCTTTATTTTTCTTATTTTTTATCTTAGCTGCCTCTCTTTTTACCTCCTTTCTTGCTTCATCTAGCTCGTTATTTACTTGTTTCATTACATGGAATCTATCCCCTACTATTTGAGCTTGAGGCATTAGTTTTTCTGCCACATTTTTATACCCTATCCACAGGTCTATACTTACTTCCTCTATTTGGCTCAAAACCTCTTCTCCCCAGTGTTTCAGATATTCTGTTAATGCTTCTTCTGTTCTTTTTTCCACTAAGCCTATAATTTTTCCTGTGTCTATATTTACTAACACAGCATAGTAATTTCCTTTTCCCTTTATCATGGCTATTTCATCTATTCCTAATTTTTTTAGCCCTTGAGGTTTTGCGGTTATTAACTCTTCTCCTAAGTCTTTGAGCATCGTCTCTATTTCTTGTTCGCTTACTCCATTTCTTTCTGCCGTATTTTTGAGATCACTATTCAGGACTTCGGCCACTATTTTTTTTCTAAATCTGTCTGTGTAGGTTCTTTTCTTCGGCAAATAATTTAGTTCTTCTGTGAATTTTTTCCCACATTTCTCGCATCTCATCTGACGACGATTGATTCTCAGATATAATGCCTGTTCTCCAAAGGGTAAATCTCGGATTGTTAATTCATTGTTTTGATGAACTTTTTCCGTTTTACTTCCACAATGAATGCACTGGCTTTCTCTTGACATATTTTCTAAATGTAAAACAATTCCTATATCGGTAATAATTTGATAATTGGTAACGACAACTCCTTCTAGGTGAAGTAGCTCGGTCATTAACTTTAATTGTGGATTTGATGGCATAAGTATAGCTTGTGTCTAAAATTGCTGGTCTTGGCTGTCTATATTTTAACCAATAAATTGCTGTATTGCAAGCATAGTCAGCTTTTAAAGATAAATTATTGTTTTATTGGTCAGCAATAATTGTCTGTTTTTTCTTTAATTTTACATGACAAGTTTGGAAGAGCCAATATTTTTTGCTCTTGACTTGGTTCGCACCAATCATCAGGAATTAAATATTCAAAATCTTGTCCGAAGATTTTTTCACAGTATTCTGCATCACTTTCGTTGTCATTAAAAGTCATAATCACCTCAAAATTGTATTTCAGTTTTGATAAAATTTGATATAGCTTCTGCTATTTCGCCTGTCTTGTCACGAATAAAGGTAATCTCTTCCTGTTTGTCAGAGATCCCAAAACCTGAGTAATACCCATTATCTGGATCACCATACTCTTTGCACATGGCTATTTCTTTTATTTTTCCTGTTCTTAAATCAAATATCGTACCAGTTAATCTGATTTCTGGTATTAAGCCAAAGCTTGGTATAAAACCACAAAAAACCTCGACATGGGCTATTGTCTGACTATCTAAAAGAACCTTAGCATTACCTATTAGGTAAATTTGTTTATCAAATTTTAATTGCCATTCAGACCAAAGAAAATTTTTAAACGCCCAACTGTTCCAGTAAGAATTATCGTTATATTCTTTGTGACAAAAAGCCGCAATCTTCTTAAGTATATCTATTTTTTTTGAGCGTTCCATAGCTTCTAGTTTTTTAAAAAACTCTTCTGCTGTTATTGTCATAGTGTCACCTCGGTTTGTATTTCAGTTTCGATAAACTCAAAAATACTTGACAGTATATCTTTGGCTTTTATAAATAAATCTGTTGACGTATCAAGTTCTCTTTTTGATTTAAAAGAGAACAGAGATTCTTTTCTGTCTAGCCAGATTTTAAAAGAACCAGACCATCTTTCTATACTAGAAATGAATACACTTACATCTCCTAACACAACGTGGCTTTCTAATCGCGTCCCGATAATTTCTATGCTTATACCAATTCCAGTTGTTTTACCCCAAATACGAATAGTTGACTTTATATGATTTGTCTGTTCCCAATTTATTTCTGGGTAACGGTCTTTACAGAAATCTAATATTTTTTGGGCTGTTTCTTGTTTGTTCATTGATATTAATCCTCAACCTTAATTGTTTTGATAAAACTTAAAATAGTCTCCATTATCTTTGTTGCTTCTGGAATTAAGATATTTAAACCTTCGTTATCTCCCGCAACATCTGATTCTTCTTTAGTTGAAATAAGCTGAACCCAGCTTTTATTTTCTCGGCGATAATCTCCTATTAGCAACATAGTTATCTGAGTTTGTGTCAAATAACTTTCTACTTTAGTCTCTAAAATGTTAGACGGCTTGGGAAGATATTTAATTGAAATATAATATCTTCCTAGTAATATGTCAGGAGGAAAAACTCCTTGTAGTAATTCGCTAGGATAAACAACAAAAATCACGCCTTTTAAGACAAGCTCTCCATATAAATGCTCGAAAGTATTGGTGTCCTTGTCGTAGGAACTTACGCCGAGCTTCTGCGCTTCAAGACTCCAATTTTTAGGATGCTTAAAAGTTTCTTTACAGAAAACCTCAATTTGTTTTAATGCTTCTGTTTTGTTCATTAGCGTTAATCCTCAGCTTTAATTGTTTTAATAAAGCCTAAAATAGTCTCCATTATCTTTGTCGCTTCTGGAATTAAGATATTTAAGATTTCGTTGTCTCCTTCACTTTTTGGCTCTTTTTTAATCGAATCTATCTCAACCCAATCATGTTCGGTGACTGCCCCTTTTACCTTAACTACTAAAGTTTTAGACGATTTAGAACGATACTCAACCCAAACATTGTATTTTCCTTTTAGCTCGTTTGGATAGAGAATATTGATAGAGCCTTCTAGTACTAAATCGGTGAAAACATCTATTTGCCTTAGTTTAAGAGTCCATTTTGAGTAATCAATCATTTTATAGGCATTATCACAAAAAACCCCGATTTGTTTTAATACCTCTATCTTTTCATAAATATCTATTTCCCATGTGCCCATCTGTTACTACTATTTAATCTTGAATCTCATCAAGGATGAAGTTGAAAATGTCTAGCATTACTTTTCGAGTTTCTCTATATTTGTTATCAAAATAATCAGATTTTGATTTTCTAATATAATCAAATGCTATTTGATTCTCATAAGGATAGTTATTGTCTTTATCGTCAGGGTTTATCCATAATCCAAATGAGCCCACATAATACGCTTCGCATGAAACACGCTTAAGCGGACCATCTAGAAAAACCTCTATTATTAATTCATCAGGAAAAAGTGGACACTGAATTATATTATTTTCAGAGTCAAGATTCCATCTTAAACTTGGATAACTTCTGTGACAGAATTCAAATATTTTCTCTGTTACTTGTTTTATGTCCATTGATTTAACTCCTATTGGGTGAATTTACTAGACAGATATTCTGTCTAGTAATGTTTTTACTGTTGAATTTCATCTTCAATAAAATTAAAGACTTCTCTTACCATTTTTCTGGCTTTTTTTACTATACCCCAGCTATCATCATTCCACTCGTCATGAGTGGCAATCATAAACTCTAACTCGCTGTTTTTGTTATGGTTTAGACTTACTTGAAAACTACCTAACCAGGGAAGTAAAGATTTTTCTTCTGATTGAGGTATTAAAAGCGACCCCAGTATATAATCGTAAGTAGCTTCTTTTTCGTAAAAATAACGCTCTTGTTTTTTATATGAGCGAATTTCTATCTCTAATTTAAATAAAGAGCAAGAGCCAAGAATGAGTGAAATAAGTGAAACATCTCTACCAATATCACTATAAGAATAATTCCATGTCCATTTTAAATCTGGGTATCTTCCCTCACAAAAATTAAATAACTTTTCCGCTATTTGTTGTGTGTCCATTACTGTTACTCCTGTCTATTCTTGGATTTCATCTTCAATAAAATTAAAGATTTCTCTCACTATTTTTCTGGCTTTTTTACACAGATTCCATTTATTTTTATCTAGCGGCTTAGTTGTTTCATTAAAATCAGACCTGTAAAACTCTAGCTCACTATCTTTATCGTCATTTAGTTGAACTAAGAAACATCCCCTAAAATTTATGTCTTGTAGGTTAAGATAGCCTCGAATACATTCAATTCTTAACCAATCTTCAACAATCTTTAACTCTAATTTAAATAAAGGACATGAGCCAGAAATAAATACAACAGGACAAACTGTTTTTGAACATTCTTTACTATAGTTCCAGTCTAAATCTGGGTATTTTTCTTTACAGAAATTAAATAATTTCTCTGTTACTTGTTGTGTGTCCATTACTGTTACTCCTATTGGGTGAAACTACTAGACAGATATTCTGTCTAGTATTGTTTTTATTCTTGAATTTCATCAAGGATGAAGTTAAAAATATCTAACATTATTTTTCGATATTGTTTGACTAACTCCCAATTTTCTGCGTTCCATAGCTTATATCTATAATACGCAAGATTCTCAAAAACTATGGTGTCTTCATACCGAGAACTTATATCCTCAATCGGAGGATTTATCCAAATTTTAAAGCTTCCTATTCGGTTGTCTTGCCATCGAACACACTCAAGTGATCCATCTAACAAAATTACACACTCAAGTGATCCGTCTAGCCAAATTTTTCCATATCTATCGAGATAAGGTGATCGAATGACTTTATCGTAGTCATCTGTAAAATCGCAATTCCAGTCTAAATCTGGGTATTTTTCTTTACAGAAATTGAATAGCTTTTCCGCTACTAGTTGTGTGTCCATTACTGTTACTCCTATTGGGTGAAACTACTAGGAAATACTTACTGTTTCTACTACGATACTGTGATGCCCATTGCGGGCTAAAGCTTCTAGATAAGCCATTAATCGGCTTTCGTGCATAGAAGTCTTGATCCTGCAAGGCTTATTTTTTCCATCTATTGTTTTAATTGTGTATCTCATTGTTTCCAATTTTTTGAATTTTGCCTACAATAATCTAAATGCGCCTTAAGTCTTTTGGCAGACTTTTGTTCTTCCGTCCCTCTGATAAGTCCTTTGTTTTTATCAATGTTATCTTGACTCGATAAGTTTTTCCACACTTTTTTAGTTTCCTCCATGATTACACCTTTACTTATTGTCTAAACAATACCGTATAATAGACTTTAAATTAGCTTTATAGTCTTTATGGGATTCTATAGATTCTAGCGATAAAGCCGTTGAAACTACTATATAAACCAGAATAGTTATCCGAAAGATTATACTCCATAGTCGCTTTTCTGAATTTGTCATCATTTTGCCCCTACACCTTTACTTTTTCAAGCCCACGCTGTTCTAAGATTTTATTATACTCTTTGATTTTCGAGTATAAAGTGTCACGTTTTTTCTGTACATTTTCTCCAGATTCTTGCTTAGAACTCCGATATTGTCCTGCGTAAAAATTAGCATAATAACTAATTGTAGTAGTGTCCATATCTGCTGCAACAAGCTTCATAATTTTCTCCTTGATTCATTACTTAAATCTTACATTATTTTACTAGAATTGTCAAGAAATTTCTTGAAAATCTTCCTTCCTAAAACAGTAAAATTGTTCTCCTTTTGTGAGATGATCAATTGATTCAAAATGATAGTAGATTCCTATAGCGGTTTTGATAATTCCCAATGGTTTACAACAGGGAAAGATACGACCATAGGAATTAACACGATAAACTTTTTCAGGGTATCGAGAGGAAATGTATTTTCCAATCATAGGTACTAGAGACGGGAATTGAACCCGCAAAACTTAATTAAATCTACTCCTGACGAAACGCCCTTCCCTTACTCAATCTTTGCCAAGTTTGGTGGATTCGCAAATTTCAGTTTTGAAACAAAAAATACCTTTATTTTTTGCATTAAGTCCCTTTTCGGTTGAAGGCTCCGTTTCACAGCCTTTAGCTACCAAGCTACCCTAGCACTTCAATCCTATCAGGGACTTCTGAAATCGTCAACCCTATCAGGTACTTATATCTAGATAACAGTTAGAGAATGGAATTGTAAAAGTAATCACAGACCCATTTAGAACAGTTTCTACCCTCAAAAGCCATTGATTGTCAAAAGTTACTTCTATAACTTTTCCGACCACTCTTGGTGGGATAATGCGCTCTCCTATTTCTACAGATGCAGCCGTTCGTACTAATACCCTTTCTTTTTCAAGATCAGGAAGGCTATCAATGTGTACACCATCAGCCGAGAACTCATCGATTACCGGTTCTGATTCAACTTCTACTATCTCAGGTTTGGTGACTGGTTTTGGAGTAGGAGTGGGAACCTGGACAATTTCTTCTTTTATCTCTGATTGGTATTCTAGGGATTCATCTTCTATCTCAAAAGCTTCTAATTCTTTTGGCTCTTGATAGTGTAATACCATGCCCCTTGCCTTGACCTCTAATCGTCCATAGCCAGCTTGCTCTAACTGAGTAAGTAGGGTGTATGCAATAGAGGTATTTACTTTTTCTCCATTAATTTTACGTCCGCCAAATTTGCCGACAACTTCCCGGGGTGTCATTTTTCCTGTGGTTTTAACAATTTCCCATATCTCGGATAAGATTCCTTGTACTGGATTTTCATCCTGAGACGTAACCCCCTGAATAGTTAAGAATTGGCTAATATAAAAATCAGTCATCTTAGCCGCTTTAACGGCTGTTTGTACAGGGATACTGTAAAGATTTGTGTTGTCTGGATCAAATATCCAATTCAATAGATGGATTGCCAGAGTAAGCCTCAAAAAAGTCTTCATTTGCTTACCTATATAAGAAGCGAATGAAGGGTTAGTTACTCGATATTTCTTGATAAGCATCTCGTAATGATACTTGATTCCAAATGCGTAATCCTCACCAGTTTTCGTGAACCAACAATTATAAGGATCGACAATTCCATCGTCATCAGCTTCTAGGCTAATCCCACTGATTTGATTGATAATACTAGAAATACACTCTTGAATCGAGTTAGGGTCTTCTGGTGGTCGCCCGCGTTGAGGATCAAGAGGTTCATGTAATAGAAAAAGAAATCGAGAAACCAATCCATCTACGTCGTTAGATAGGTCTAAGTATTTTTGTACTTTCTGTATCTGTATCCCACCTAATATATTGATAGTTTGCCCATTCAGGAAATAGCGATTTTCCTCTTTTACCCTGTCAAAAGTATTTTGTACTGGATCATTCCAAGATGATAACAATCGTTGCCGGTCATTACCTTTACCGCCCGACCGGTATTGATTTAATCCTTCAAATAGTCCCGTTAGCTCATCCGCTACCCATACCCCACCTTGCCAGCGAGGTTGAGTGGACATCGTTTTTAGAACCCCATCAAAAGTTCCTTCATCGTAAAACCAGCGACGAGATTGACAGTTTTCTTTTTCGTAAAGGCTAGGGTTTACCTCACCGTTTTCTTTGTTTGTGCTGCGCTCTTCGCGGGTCATTTCAGACCATTCTGCTTTTAATTCTTTTAGCCTAGCTTGCTTTTTAGAGAGTCTTTCTAACTCATCTAAGTCTTTTCTTTTTAATACCTTGTAAATTTCTTTTTGAGTAGTAGTTTTTCCGCTACTTACCCCACCAGCGTCTGCACAATAAAAAATCGGATATTCCTTCCAGCATTCCCGATCCCTTGCGGTAGTTCGGAGATTAATTGCAAATCGACTACCTAAAATAGCTCCCAATATTGGCCATAAAGAATGCAGTAATCGGATTGGGGGTTGATTGAGTGTCTTGGCACGGGATATAATTGCCTCAGCTAAAGGTTGCGGCAATATTTCAAAAAGATCAGTCTCTTTTTTCTGGTAATACTTACCTTTCAGGAAACCTTCTAGTCCTGTTTTAATAGCGTCCCCTTCCGCTATTTCTGTTTTACGGATGTCGATTAAATGCCGTATTTCTGTTGGCTTTTTACCAGTGGCTTTTGCCCACAGATCAACTTTTTCTTGCCACTGAGTTCGGGTGATTTCTTCCTGACCAATACAGCCGTCAATAGCTGTTATTAGGTCTTGAAAAGTCATCGTTTCTGTTACTGTGACTTCTTTTTCTTTGCTCTCTTTTATTTCTTTTGGTTTATCAACTATCGAAGCTAATAATGTATCGCAAGTTACCTTCTTTTCTTCAATCCAATTGATAATATCTACCCCTTGAGATTCTGGCAAGTGATCCCATAAAGGAGAATCTGGATAGGCATAAAGCCATTTTGCATCGGGG